GAATTACTAGTACTAATTTGTAATCTTTTAGTAGATGTTGTTTTATGTCCATCCGCCAACCACCACCCGTAAATAAATCCAGCAATATATTCAGGATCTGTGGTAAATGGAAGATCTTTAACAAGAGGAAATTTTCCAATATAATAACAAGGATCTCCATTTGCATGTTCTGGATAAGTTGGTTCATAACCAAATTCATTCAACAATGAAATAATTTCATCCTTAACAGAATCTTGTTTGCACACTCGTATCCTAGCATATCTTGAACCTTGAGAAACTACTAAAGGGTCTCCATATACAACAGATTTGTGACCGGATCCATCCCCATAAAGAAGACCATGTAAAACAGATGTTTTATCATATGACTTCTCAATTGGGGCATTTTGTAAACAATCACCTACTCTCAAATCAGTTACAACTTGTTCTTGATAATCAAGACATCTTTTTTTATTTCTTCTCGATGATACAAACCATCTATGATTATCCGTCGAGATTACTTTTTGAATCACATCGCTTTCAGGAACATTAAATGAAGAAAATCCATATTCATAAAGCATTTGTTTGCCATATGATTTACATAGTGCTTTTCTCCATTTTCCATCCTTACACCTTACGGTAATTACTTTCCCAAGTAATTTTTGAATTTCTACTGGACCATATTCAATTGTTGGAATAATAGTAGATCTGTGAACACAATTTTCAATGCCGTCAGAAATCATATCTTCACGAAACATATAATTCACAAAATTTGGTTTATATGAAAGGTGAGTGGCAATCTTTAAAAAACATTCTCCAAGATAATTTGGAATTGGTGGTTTACCTTCCCAATGCTTACCCCTATCATCTTTAGTGGGGTTTCTATTGAATTTCTCATTGAATGATTTTTCAACTTTAGAACGATATACAACCATCGCTTCTAAAAGTTCTTTATTGTTTACATAATGTTCTGTCTTTTTCTTAGGCATAGCATTGGACTTATCTAATATAGGTTATACTTATTATACCACAATCATAGGGGGCTTGACAAGGTATGAAATTGTGTGTAGACTACCTTTGTCCCGGTTGAAGATGAGGATTTAGCTTTCTTTAAAGCCTTTAAAGATTCTCTCAAGGCTCTTGCGAGCATCTTCAACGGAAGAGAGATAACCCATCTTAGAAGAAGGTTTTACTTGACTTGAAGGATTATAAACGTCAATACTATCATCATCTTCAATGTAGTTGTTGTAGATATCTAATAATCTTTTATCTGTAGTTTCAGTCATTGTAATAATTCTATCAAGTTTTACAATAAAGAAATCATCATCGGATAATTCCATCCATGGTTTAACTTTAAGATACATTCCATGTTGATTATTATAAGACTTCATTGTGACTGGATTCTGAAGTACTAAGACAGGATCTCCGTCATTCTCATCCACAAAGACTAACGATAGAATCTCTTCACCTGATACTAGTTTTATAATTGCGTAAAACTCATCTCCCATTAGTTTTTAAAAGGTATGTTGACAATATCATAATTAAAGTTTTCTTCATTATAGACTTTGATTCTTTCAATTAAGTGATTAAGAGTATAATTCTTTCTTGACTTATAACTGATATCATCGGCAATGTCATATAGAGTTGCCTTTGTCTTATTATTTCCTTTTCTTAGGACTCTTCCGATTGATTGAAGATTTCTGATTCTTGATTTGGATGGAGAAGCAAAGATTACATTATGTAGATTCTTGATATTAATTCCTGTTGAAAAAGTGCCGTATGAAGCAACAATAATCGCATTATTTTCCTTTTCAGCAATCTCTCTTACTTTTTCTCTATCTTCAGTATCAACACCACCATGTACGAAAAATACATGACGATCTTCACCTATACTCTTATTTATCATTTCATATAAAGGTTGTCCGTGTCCTTCAACCCTTGCAAAAAGAATTAAAGTATTTCCTTTAAGATCTATCGCAAGATTTTTGATAAACTTATTTCTCTTTTCGTGATTGATAATATACTGGACTTCTTCTTCAAAATTTTCAAAACGATTCGGTGGATGCTTCAATAGAAGAATATTAATGTCAAGTTTGGCAACATGACCTTTCTTCATCAACTCATCAGTCTTGATAATCTTATAAGAAGGTCCAAACAATCCTTCTAAAACCCACTTATGAGTTTGTGTGCCGTCTAGGGTGCCAGTGAATCCAAAACGGTATTTGGCATCAGAAAGTTTTGTCATTATAGATACTAATGACTTTGATTTAAACTGGTGTGCTTCATCTCCTACGACCACATTAAATCTTGAAAAGTATTGACGGGGGAGTTTGTAGATGGACTGCCAGGTAGTAATAATTACCTGAGAATTCGTTTCTCTTTCTTTCCCAGCATAAATCTTGTGGCAGTATGATCCCACATCAAACCCATAATCTTCAAAATCTTTATACATCTGCTCTACAAGGGATGTCGTTGGGACAACTACGAGAATATTTTGTCCTTTCTCAACGTAATATCTCACAATCGAGTATATCATCAACGACTTTCCAGAAGCAGTTGGAGATATCAACAACTTTCTATTATGTCTTAATGCGTCGTATACTCCCTCAACTTGGTAATCACGGGGAGCGTACTTGCAAATAGAAGTCATATAATCTTTTACACCTTCCTTTGAGATGTGTTCATTTACCTCAAAAGGAAGACCATAATACTTATTGTCACGAAACTCATAAGTGTATTCGTGTTGCTCACAGAATCTTATGAGTTTGTCTAATAAACCAATGTATATTGTATTATCTTTGATATCAAATAAGTGAATTTCCCCACTCCAATATTTACTTCTATATTGCGGCATAAATCTAGCATTGGGGACTTCAAATTTAAATGCGTCCCTTAATTCATATTTTATGTGCTCATCACTACAATTTAATGACAGATAAACTTCATTCTTTTTTTCAATAAGAATATGTCCGTTAGAGATATTTTGATGCTTTGTATTTGCCATTATAATTATGGTTCAATAATTTTTTATTAGAAAATGAACGACCTTCTTTGATATACCTTAATGCGGTGTTCCTTCCTATACCATATTTATCAACTGCCCATCGTGCTGCTTCATTCATACTTTTAAATTTTATACCCTCAATTTCTACCTCAATTCTTTGTGTATTTTTATCTAAATGATTTTCGGCATAATCAATTTTTTTATCTAACGAAACATTTTCCCACCCTTCTTTAATTTTTTGACTTCTCCAATTTTTGTGCTCTTCACTTTCCTTTCTACCTTTGTGTAATTGTTTGATAATATTTTTAGTCTTTTCTGTATGTTTATATCCAAGCACTCCCTCACCACCAAATGTGGCATTATACTCTGGATTCAATTCTCTTATTAATCTTGGTTCTTCAACATTTAATAAAAATTTTTCGTCACCTTCTATTAAAACCTCAAAAGAAAAATTTTCTTCACCATACTTCCTTATTGTTCTAATAATTGGTTGATTATTTTTCTTTTTAGATCTAGCAGTTGATAGATGTTGATGAAATCTATACTTTGGATTTTTTTGACTTGTAAATCCTATGTAAAATTTTTCATTTATATTATTTGTTATTTTGTATATGAATGCCATAAAACATCTTTCCATCCCATAATATTTATAATAAAAAAGAGGCATTTCTGCCTCAGTTAAACCCTGCCTGGAAACGATGCCATTCCAGAGCATTCTTGATTTGAAATGTCCTATTGGAAATACAACGTATAATCTCTTCAAGAAACTTAAGCATAATGTCATAATAACGAATCTTCAGATCAATTTTATTCAACCTCTCATCGGCGTCTAGGTGCCTCTGTAACGCCTCTTTGTCTCTAACCTTATATGGAAATGGGTTTTCAATATAAACCTCTGCTGGTGCCTTTCCAGTGTAGTAGTTGTATCTTTCCAGTCTTACCTTACTATAAGTCTCTCTTGCCTTCTCTCTGAGTAAGGTGATTGTATTGTAGATTGTATAATACTTTGCGTGAAGTTGTGGAATTTTTAAAGATTCGTCATGCAAATTATCGGGGTCAATGACAGAATCTCTCTGCCACATTTCTTGTATTTCGTCAAGTGTCACTATAATCCTGTAGTAATATCATAGATAGTATACTTGAAGGTTACATCTGCTGTAAAGTACTGAATATCTGTCTGAGTAGAATCGAAATTTAGTGAAGTTAAAGAAACTGGAAATAAATCTTTGAATTTTACAATAGCATTTGTATTATAGTTGCTATCCAAAATATAAAGACTTCCATCACTGAATGCTCTTTTAGGATCTAATGGTTGAGTTAAATCATCTTGATTGGTGAGCAAGTCTCTATAATCTTGTGCGCTTTCTGGAAATCCAAGACCAGTTAACCAATTATGAATTGCCATATAGTTAACAAGATCTTCATCAACTAAGAATCTTAAATTTAAATCTTCATAAGTAAGTATATCTCCGGGTATATCAAGATTTTTCAAATATGTATTTTGTGTTTCAGTTTGTAGTGTTATTTCTGGAATTTTACTACCAGTGCAAAAGAA